AAAGCACAAAGACGATACCGCGCCCCTCGTCATTGGCGTAGATCCTGCAAGATTCGGGTCTGATTCAACCGTCATCGCCGTACGGCAAGGGCGTGACATCGTGGAAATCCGCAGATACAAGGGCGATGATACTATGACTGTGGTCGGCCACGTGATCGAAGCGATCGAGCAGTACCAGCCAGCGGTGGTCGCCATCGACGAAGGCGGCCTAGGCGCAGGCGTTGTAGACCGCCTAAAAGAGCAGCGTTACAAGATCCGCGGGGTCAACTTTGCAAACAAGAGCAAGAACCCCATGATGTACGGCAACATGAGGGCGCAGATTTGGGGGACGATGAAGGACTGGCTCAAGACGGCGAGCATCCCGAATGAGAAAATGCTCAAGACTGACCTCATCTCACCCATGATGAAGCCCGACAGTAAAGGGGCGATTTACCTAGAAGGCAAGAAAGAGATGAAAGCGCGGGGGTTAGCCTCACCTGACAGCGCTGACGCTATTGCATTAACTTTTGCTTTTCCTGTTGCACACCGCGAATATAAGGGTACAATTCGGAAATCATCGTACGCAAGTCAGGGCGCAGCTCTTAACTCATGGATGGGATCGTAATGGCAACAAAGAAACAAGACAAACCGATCGCTCGCACCACCACAGGTAAAGGTGCTAACTACAAGCCGACCGACAAAGGTGCGGGAATGACTGCCAAAGGAAGGGCTGAATACAATGCAAAAAATAACGCAAATCTTAAAGCGCCTGCTCCAAATCCTAAGACTAAAGCCGACGCCGGACGTAAAAAGTCCTTCTGTGCAAGAATGTCAGGAGTTGTCAAAAACGCCAAAGGCGACGCCCCGCGCGCGAAAGCCTCCCTCAAAAACTGGAACTGTTAAAAGGAAAACTACCGTGGCTACTAAACCTGGATTGTATGCAAATATTCACGCAAAAAAGGCTCGTATTGCGGCTGGTAGTGGGGAGAGAATGCGTAAAGTTGGCGCTAAGGGCGCGCCTACTGCGAAGGCTTTTAAAGAATCAGCTAAAACGGCTAAACCTGCTAAGAAAGCGAAGTAATCATGCCACTCAAAAAATCGACAAGCAAAGAAGCCTTCCGTTCTAACGTCAAGGCTGAGGTTAAGGCAGGCAAGCCCGTCAAACAAGCCGTGGCAATCGCTTACGCGACCAAACGCGCTGCGGCTAAACCCATGAAACGTGCAAGTGGACGTGGCAGATAATGGCAACAATGAATCAAGACCCAACGGGCATTAACAAAGCGGGGCAAGTGTCCGCGCGGGGTGGCCCACAGGGTGATCCAGCCGACCACCGCGATACCTTAGATGAAATGCGTTCACGCTATACGATGGCGATTGCCGCGTATTCAGACAGCCGTGAGGACGAACTAGACGATTTGCGCTTTATGGCAGGTTCGCCAGACAACCAATGGCAATGGCCTGCGGACGTATTGGCTACTAGAGGCGCAGTGCAAGGTCAAACGATTAATGCGCGCCCATGCCTGACAATCAACAAGCTGCCACAGCACGTTCGTCAAGTAACAAACGAACAGCGGCAGAACCGCCCATCGGGTAAGGTCATCCCAGCGGACGACAAGGCCGATGTAGAAGTAGCGGCCATCTATGACGGCATGGTGCGCCACATTGAGTACATGAGCGACGCCGACGTAGCGTACGACACCGCCTGCGAGAACCAAGTCACCTACGGTGAAGGCTACATCCGCGTATTGACCGAGTATTGCGACGAGGATTCGTTTGACCAAGACCTTCGGATTGGACGGGTACGCAACAGCTTCAGTGTGTACATGGATCCCATGTCGCAAGACCCTACTGGCGCAGACGCCGAGTGGTGCTTCATTACGCAAGACATCACTAAAGCCGAATACGAGCGTGACTACCCCGACGCCGCGCCCCTTAGCTCCATATTGGCAAGCGGTGTAGGCGATCAGTACCTGAGCCAATGGCTCACCGAGGACACCCTGCGTATTGCGGAGTATTTCTACTACAAGCATGAGGAAGCAACGCTCAACTTGTACCCAGGCAATCAGTCGTTCTTTGACAAATCGCCTGAAGATAAAGCGATGAAAGAGATGGGGCTAAAGCCCATCAAGTCACGCCGCGTGGATCGCAAGAAAGTCATGTGGATGAAAACCAATGGCTTTGAGTCCTTAGAAGAACGTGAGTGGGCAGGCAAGTGGATCCCTGTCGTGCGCGTGATCGGTAACGAATTTGAGGTAGAAGGTCAGATTTACATATCTGGCTTGGTGCGTAACGCCAAGGATGCCCAGCGGATGTACAACTACTGGACTAGCCAAGAGGCTGAGATGCTTGCTCTTGCGCCAAAAGCACCGTTTATCGGCTATGGCGGTCAGTTTGAAGGTTACGAAATGCAGTGGAAAACAGCCAATACGACCAATTGGCCGTATTTGGAGGTAAACCCCGACGTAACCGATGGCATGGGCGCAGTATTGCCATTGCCCCAGCGCGCAGCCCCACCCTTACCGCAGACTGGCCTAATTCAAGCCAAGATGGGCGCGTCCGATGACATCAAGTCCACTACTGGACAGTACGACTCGAGCTTAGGAGCCACAAGTAACGAACGCTCAGGTCGGGCTATTCTGGCACGGGAAAAGCAAGGTGATACAGGTACGTATCACTACGTTGACAATCTTGCCCGTGCAATTCGCCACATCACACGTCAACTCGTTGACATGATCCCTAAGATTTACGACACCGAGCGCATTGCTCGTATCGTTGGCTTAGACGGCGAAGTCGATATGGTTAAGATTAACCCCCAGCAGCCTAACCCCGTTAACGAAATCCGTGACATGAACACGGGGATTGTGATTGAGAAGATTTATAACCCTGGCGTTGGTCGTTACGATGTCGTAGTCACTACAGGCCCAAGCTACATGACCAAGCGTCAAGAAGCAATGGACGCTATGAGCCAGATTCTGCAAGGCAACCCACAGTTGTGGTCGGTTGCAGGCGATTTGTTTGTTAAAAACATGGACTGGCCTGGTTCAGAAGAACTGGCTGCACGTTTGGCTAAGACGATTGACCCCAAACTGCTTGAAGATGGCGATAAAGACCCAGCTTTGCAGGCTGCTGAACAGCAAATGCAAGCAATGGGCGCTGAACTAGACCAAATGGCTCAAATGATGCAGAATTTCCAAAAATCCGTTGAAGTTCAGGACTTGGAGCGCAAGAACTTTGAAGCTGAAATCAAGGCATATCAGGCCGAAACACAGCGAATTAGCGCCGTTTCAGCAGGTATGACCGCCGAGCAGATCCAAGACATTGTGATGGGTACGATTGCCGCGGCTTTAGACACTGGCGATCTAGTTGGTCAAGAATTGCAACGTGAGCCAATAGAAATACCGCCGCAAGCGCTTGAGCCAATGCAACCTGAGATGGCTCCCGAGATGATGCCCCCAGAACAAATGCCACCTGAAGGGATGATGCCACAATGAGTTGCGAAAAATTTATAGGAATGTTGTTTTTAGCACGGGATGTGACCCATTCGGTGCATTTAAACACCCGTAGCTATTCCAAACACAAGGCGCTACAGAAGTTTTACGAGAACATTATCGACCGCGCCGATACATTTGCTGAAGCCTATCAAGGCCGGTGTGGTTTGATTGGCCCGATTGCGTTAATGTCAGCAAAAAAGACTGAAAACGTGGTGGCTTTTTTAGAAGATCAACTTGCCGAACTAGAAGCAATGCGTTACGATGTCTGTGACAAAGCAGATGCGCCGTTACAGAATTTAATTGACGGTATTATTGAGTTATACCTGTCAACTTTGTACAAATTGAAGTTTTTGGCATAAGGAGCCATTATGGATTTTTTAAACCCCCTAGCAGACGCAAATTACCCCGCTGATTCCGACAATACTAGCGGTTCAGCGGTTAGTTTAGGCCCTTGGCCCCCAGGCCCACAAGGTGTCATGGTGTGGTGTACGCAAGATGCGTATATTACCGTTGGTGAAGGCGTAACAGCGACAACCGCTAGCACCCCAATCCCAGCGTATACCCCGATTCCTTTTACCGTAGCTAATACCATTACTGGTCAGTGGCGTGTTAGTGCCTTGCAAGTTAGCATGGCAGGCGTTGTTTACGCTAAACCGATCAATTTCAGATGAGTTTTGGAATTAACGGCCGAGTTGGACTAGCTTTAGGGCTAGGCAACTTGCTTTCGTATTTTTCAGGTTATGGTCGCGACCAATCGTTAAACAATTTAGCGACCGAAAATAACGATAACCTCGTCCAAGAGGACGGTGGGTTTATTTTAGTTTAAGGACAGAATATGGCTGACGTCAAAATTTCAGGTTTACCCGCCTCATCAACCCCGTTAGCTGGTACTGAAGTACTGCCAATTGTTCAAAGTGGGCAAACTAGACAAGTATCTGTAGCCAATTTAACTGCTGGGCGCGCAATTGATGCTTCCACGCTAACTTTATCTAGCACGTTTACTGCTGGTGGGTTTGCTCAAACTTCAGGCGCAATTATTACCGAAGCGACCACTACGCGTACGCTTGGCGCAGGTGACAATGGCAAAATTATTTATTGCACTAGCGGATCAGCAACAACTATTACGTGCGCGTCAGGCTTAGGCGCTGGTTTTAGCGTTACTATCATTCAAGGCGGCGCAGGTAAAGTAACCGTAGCGGCTGGCGGTCAAACTTTAGTATCGTATTCATCATTATTTAGCACAATGGGTCAATATGCTGTTATCAGCTTAGTTTGCCCTGTTGCTAATACGTTTGTGGCTGCTGGCAACTTAGGAGTTTAATATGGCGGTTAATCTTTCACCGTACGGTGGTGTAGGCGCGCAATTCCTAGACAATTCAGGCAATGTGCTGACGGGCGGTAAGATTTTTACTTACGCCGCAGGCACGACTACCAATCAAGTTACCTATACAACAAGTGCGGGGAATATTCCCCACTCAAATCCAATCATATTAGATGCTTCTGGACGAGTACCTTCAGGCGGTGAAATTTGGTTAACTGACGGACTATCCTACAAGTTTATTTTGCGTGACGCCAACGATGTATTAATTGCCACTTATGACAATGTCACCGGAATCAATAGTAATTTTGTAGCGTTTACCAATCAGCAAGAGATTCAAACGGCTACCGCAGGTCAAACAGTATTTAATTTAACCACGATGACGTATCAACCCGCTACAAACAGCTTGACTGTGTTTGTGGATGGCGTAAACCAATACGGCCCAGGCGCTCAATATGCGTATGTTGAGACCGATAGCGACACCGTTACGTTTGTAAATGGCTTACACGTTGGTGCAGAAGTTAAATTTACTACTTCACAATTAAATAGCAACGCATCACAATCCAATGCGTTTCAAGTTAGTTATACGCCGCCATTTACAGGATCAGTAGCTACTAATGTAGGTGATAAATTAGCTCAAACCATCAGCGTCATGGATTTTGGTGCTGTTGGTGACGGCGTAACGGATGATACAACGGCTATTCAAAACGCCATTAATGCTGCGGAAACGCTATCAGTTAATACATCTCGCGCTTCATTATCGCCGTTACTAAGGTCTAGTTTTCCTTTAGTTATGCTGTATTTTCCCGCAGGTAAATATCTTGTTTCTAGCCAATTAGATGTAGGTGCAATTAGCTCTCGTTATCATTGGTATGGCGACAATGCGTTGATTTTTGCTAACGCTGGAACAATGGCTGTAGATTATTTAATAAAAGCTACAGGAGCATACGACGCAATTTTTGAAAATATAGCTTTTGGCTCAACTGAAATAGGATGCTTAGAGTTTGATTGTCCAAATGTCAGTTCAGCAATGGTGCTAATAAAAGAATGTAATTTTGTTGGTAATACGGATGCAACAACACACGGCACTGCAATTAAATACACTAATCAAAGCAGCATTTTAACTGTAAAAGATTGTTTGTTTAATAACGTGCAGTATCCATTCCAATGGGTTTCTGGCGACTTTACAACTTTTGAAGGGTGTTGGTTTGATTGCGCCTCTTTAGCAACCTATTCTAACGATACTGGGTATTTTAATTCAGTAGGAGCCACGTTATCTATAGAAAATTGTTTGTTTGCTGGCGGCCCTGGCGCATCAGGAACTAGAATTGCTTATATAAACTGCACAAATGATATTGAATTAACAGTTAGAAAAACCCGCGTTACGTTTGAAACTGGCGGCGGACCTTTGATTAATTGGCAAGTCCCGTTTGACGCAGCTAACGGATCATTTGTACGCTCAGGTTTTACAATTGATGACTGTTTGGTATCCCCACGCGGTCAAAACGAAACATACGGCGCTACAACCGCAACGCCACTTGTGCGTCTGTACACAATGCCAAACCGTATGCACTTTGCTAATTTGTCATGGCGAAATAGCGTTCAAGGGGTTTTGGGTGTTGCGCCAACGACCACTCTTACTGCTCTTTATGCAAGCGCTCAAACACAAATTGCAAGCTACACTCAAACGTCGTATTCGTATGTAAACTGCGTTGGTAATTCAATGTATTTTGTACCTACATCTGATTTATTAGTTCATAAGCAGTGGTTAGAGCTATTCAATATATTTGATTATGGTTTTCAACCAGTAACGGCAGGTAGCGAACAGACAAATAAGTATCAAACTTTTTTTACTGGTAATAGTTTTGCAAATGTGTTTCAAGTGTCTGGTTGGGTTGATATGTCTCCTGGCGCGCAATTTTCAAAACAATGGCTTGTTTCAGTTACGTACAACGCAAGTACAGGTAACTATGCGTTTGTAACAAATATTTTAGACACGGTTGGGGCTGTTAATTCACGTAATGTAACGCTAACGCCTAAGTTCTATAACATTGGCACAGCAGCATATACAGATACAATCGCAATCACGGAAGATTTAACTGATTATTTACTTGCGTTTGATATTACAAGCATATCTGCGGTTGAGTTTATTTGCGACCCATTATACGTACGCCCAATGCAAGCGTTTAATAAAGTAAACGGTTTCTTTGGAACACCAAGGCAGAGTTTTTAAATGATTACACCTTCATTTTCGCTTACTGCAACTGAACGCGTATTGCCTAAACTTGCGTTAGACTTTACTACCGCAAGCCTTGACCCACGTGTTACGTTTACGCGTACAGGCAATACGGCTACCGTTGTAAATTCAAGTGGGTACATAGCGGGTATAAACGCCGATTTACCTCGTTTTGATTTTAATCCAACTACGCTTGTATGTAGCGGATTATTGATTGAAGAATCACGCATTAACGTAATGACATACAGCGAAGATATTTCGCAATTTCCTACTAAAACAAACACTACCGTTTCTGTTGACCAAATTAACGCGCCTACAAATCAACTGACCGCAGACAAAATTATTGAAACCACAGCAACGGGAAACCATTTAATTTTTAAAGGCAACCCTGTTGTTTCAGGAACTACATATACTTGCTCTGTGTTTTTGAAAAAAGGCGAGCGATTTAGGGCTAGACTCAGAACGCTAAATAGCCTTGCTGATACTCAGGTAGATTTTAATTTAGATACGGGCGCTATAACTGCTGGCACCGCAGGAACCATAACTAATTTTGGTAATGGCTGGTATCGTTGCACAATTACTAGCGCAGCTACCGCTACCGATTCAAACGGCAGATTTTACATATATTTATTAGACGACAGCGGCGCGGTGTCATACACAGGTATTACTGATTATGGTCTGTATGCTTGGGGCGCTCAAGTTGAGGCAGGCGCATTTGCCACATCTTACATCCCTAATTTAACTACAGGCACAACAACCCGCAACGCTGATATTGCAGTTATGACGGGAGCCAATTTTAGTGATTGGTATAACGCTAGTGAGGGTGCTTTTGTTGCTCAAGCTATACCTTCAGAGGTGCCTGCTACTGATGCCGTATCGCGTTTTGCCGTATTAGTAAGTGGCACAGACGCTTTAAGATTAGAGCGTGTTTCTGGAAACTTTAGATGCGTTAAAACCGTTTCTGGTAGCTCAAGTGTGTCATCTACGTTTGCTTGGACAATAGGCGACACAAAATGGTTTGGTGCTGCGTATAAATTAAACAACAATGCCGCTGTATTTAGTGCCCAAGCGCCGTCAGTTTTATCAGGAACTTTACTTAGCGGAATGAACGCTTTATCTTTTGGAACCACCACAACTGGCGCGTCAAATTGGTGGGACGGTCATATTCAAAAAGTAATGTATTTTCCACAAAGGCTTACAAATGCCGAACTTCAAGCGTTTACAAAATAAGGATTTGACATGAGTTTGACTAAAGCAACCTATTCAATGATAAACGGCGCATCAGTCAACGTGCTTGATTTTGGTGCGGTAGGCGATGGCGTTACTGATGACTACGCAGCTATTGTTGCGGCTATCAATAGTTTACCTAGTACTGGTGGCAAAGTATATTTTCCAATAGGCGCTTATTTACATAACACTACTTTAAGTATCACAAAAAATGTTTACATAACTGGTTGCGGTAATAGCATTACATCTGCTACAACAGGCCCAACTGAGTTAATTAAAGGTGCTGGAATATCAGGCAACGGGGTTGAATTAGTAGCTGATGGAATCACAATTGAGCATTTAAACTATCGAGGCGCTGTTGGTAATTCTGGCGATGGATTTGTACTTTTGGGCGGTAGACAAACACTTAGAGATGTTTCTGTTTTTACCATGGGTCGAGATGGTATTCGGATTGGGCGAGATGGTGCTGGCGGCAACCAAAACTTGTGGTGTTTAATAAACATTAAAGCTAAAAACAATGGAAGAAATGGACTACGCCTTGAAGATAAAATTTCACCGCTTGCTGGGTCGGATTGCAATGCAGGGTCACTTTTACACGCAGACATTCAATCAAACACGGGCGATGGCGTATATGTTGGCAACACAGGATTAAATACTATTGTTGGCCTTACTTGTCAATCAAACAGCGGTTACGGTACTTTGCTTGACGCAAATGCAACATATAACTCCTTTTATGGCGGTGATTTTGAAGCAAATACATTAGATGAAATAAGAGTATTGTCGGGCGCAACTAGAAATTCTTTTTTAGGAATATCCGTATCTGGCACTGCAATTGATTTAGGAAGTAACACCTCGTTTGTGGGGTGTACTGGACTTGGAACACCTGCTGGTTTAATAGTCCCCAATATTGGCGACGCAAACTTAAAATGCTTAGACTGGTATCAGGAAGGCACATTTGAGCCAATATTTGAAGGCACCACGACACCTGGTGTTGGCACATATTCCACCCAAGTAGGCCGTTATACTCGAATTGGCAACATAGTTCGATTTGCTATTAACTTAAAAGCAACTGCCCACACAGGGACAGGCGATTTAATAGTTAAAGGTTTACCGTTTACAAGCGCATCATCACCAAGTGGTCGTACTAATGTTCTTTTAAATTGCCAATTACTTACTTATGGCGCAGGTATTCCTTTTGGTTATATAGATGACTCTAGCAGCGCAATTAATTTATATTTGCAAACGTCTAACGCTGCCCCAACTCCAATAGCTATGGATGTTGATGCGGGGGTGTTTATTGAAGGTACGTACCAAGTTGATTAATGTAACCGACTTGACGAATTAGAATTTAAAGAATATATTTTGTAACAATCGTACTGGTGCGACACACCAGGGTTTCTAAGGAAACATCGAAATGGACGAAAGTCAAGAAGTAGTACCAGCGGAAGTATCCGC